CTAGGTTTACGCAAAGGTCCGAATGAAATCAGTTGACGAAATAGTTGAACTGTATCGCCAGCGGGGTTTGGCACAAGGACCTGTGGTGTCGCAGATGCGTCAGGTTCGTCAACTTGCTAATGGTGACATTGTTGTTCCGTTGAACGAATTAGACCGGAACACTAAATCTTCCGTAGCTAACCTGCTGGTTCAAGGGTTGGACCAGATGAGTATGCGTGTTTCTTCTACGATGCCAGCACCGTATTTCCCTGCTTTGAAAGAAGGTCAGGATAGAAGTATGGCTTTGGCTCGTGACCGTAAACGAGCAATGCTTTCTATTTGGGATGCGAACCGTATGAATATGAAGATGCGCCGCCGTGCGCGTCACCTCCTTGCATACAGCAATTCTCCTATCTATATCAAACCTAACTTTGATAAGCGCATCCCTGAATGGCAGTTACGCAACCCACTTGATACCTTCCCTGCACCTGTTGCTGATGTGGATAATCCTGTTCCTGATAACTGCATTTTTTCGTATAGCCGAACCTATGCGTGGCTGGCTCAAAACTATGGTGATGTAATCAACGGTGCTTTACGTGTTGGCAACCCACAATACGACGATATGTTCACAATTTTGGAATATGTATGTGACGACGAAATCGTTATGCTCGTTATCGGCTACGAAAAAGAACGTGACCCTATTAGTGGTTCTGCTTATTTAGGTTCACCTGCTGTGGAACTGTCTCGAATTGTGAACCGTACAGGTATGCCACTGGTAATTGTTCCCCAACGCATCACCCTTGACAAGCCACACGGCCAGTTTGACGGTTTGCTTGGTATGTATTACACACGTGCCAGGTTGCAAGCTTTGACTGAGATTGCTATTGAACGTGGCATTTTCCCTGATGAATACCTTATTGCGCGACCTGGTGAAAACCCAGAAATTTTGCAGGTTGCCGACAGCAAAACTGGACAATTGGGTGTTGTCAAAGGTGGTGACATTCAACAGTTGCAAACTAATCCTGGCTATAAAACTGATGTGGCGTTGGACCGTTTGGAACGCCAAGAACGTCTTGAAGGTGCTATCCCTGCTGAGTTCGGTGGCGAATCCGGCACAAACATCCGTACTGGTCGCCGTGGTGATTCCGTATTGGCAGCAACAGTTGACTTCCGTGTGCAAGAAGCCCAAGAAATTTTTGCTTCATCAATGATTGAAGAAGACAAAGTTGCTATTGCTATTGAAAAAACTTATTGGGGTAATTCTTCTAAGTCTTTCTTTATGCAAGGTCTTAAAGGTGGCATAAAGGATTACACGCCTAATAAGTTGTGGGAAACAGATTTCCATTATGTGTCATATTCGGCTGCTGGTTCAGATGTGAATAGTTTGATTGTTGGTTTGGGTCAGCGTTTGGGTACTGGGCTTATGTCTAAGGAATCTGCTCGTGAGGCTGACCCGTTGATTTCAGACCCAGAGTTGGAGAAAGACCGTATTGTTGCTGAAGGTATTGAAGCGGCATTGTTGTCTTCTATTCAGGCGCAAGCGGCAGACCCTAACGGTCCGTATCAACCTGATGACCTTGCCTATATTGCTTCGCAGGTACAATCAAACAAGATGAGTTTGTCTGAAGCAATTATGGCTGCACAGAAACGAGCGCAAGCACGTCAAGCTGCTGCTGCTCCACAGGGTTCACCTGAAACTATGCCTGGTTTGTCTGCGCCTGGTATGGGTATGGAGGCTGGTATGGGTGGTCCTGCTGGTCCTCCTCAACTTGGTGATTTACTTGGCCGTCTTGGTGGTGGGGCTGGTGCATCAGCGCAACCTCAATCGCCTGGTGGTGTAATGGCACTTGCTAATCAATTGGGGGCGTAATGGCTGACTATCCGAATCGTAGTGATTTACAGAACCCTGCCGCAAAAATGGCGGCTACTGCCGCTAAAGGACAGGCTTATGGTGAGGCTGGCGCACAGATTGCTTCTCAACAGGCTGTACCTATGGGTGCGCCTCCAACAGATGCAATTCAACGCCCTGCACCTGGTTCTATGGGGTCTTTGACTCGACCTACTGAACGACCTGCTGAACCTATTACTGCTGGAGCAGATTTTGGTGCTGGACCTACTATGGCGCAAGCCGGTATTGCTACTACTTTGCCTGGTTTCAATGACACTCTTGAAGAATTGAAAGTTTTGTTTCGTCAGTTCCCTAATGATGATTTGGCTGGTTTGCTTTCGGCTTTGCAGTATGAGGGTTCATAGTGCCTTTTACATCTATTGAAGAACAAGATGACATTTACAATACGCTTGCCAAGGAATCTTCTAAACGTGATTCGTATGTAGCTACTGCTACCCCACAGTTGGCGCAACGTGTAGGTCAAATTCATTCTTCTTATCCTGGTTTGCCTGCTGGTGTGAAGTTGTCTATGGCTAAAGCAGGGTTTACGGATGACCAGATTGCTCGTATTTATCCTGCTGCTTCTACTGCTGTTGTTCAAGAAACTGTTAAGCAACCTAAGAAGGAATCTTGGTTTCAACGCAATGTAATGGATAAAGTTAAGACTGGTTCTCGATATGCGTTTGCTGGTTTGAACTTCCCTTTGGATTTTGTGCAGGGTGGATTAGCACAAGCGTTTGATAAAAACAGTGATGTTGCTGGCTGGTTTATTTCTACCGACCTTGGTTCTTTGATTGCTAACGATACAGAAGCCGGTTCTGGTTGGTTTATGGGCGATAAGGCTCGTGAGTTGCAGGCTGAACGCGCACGTCGATATAGAGGTACGGTTGGTGGTCACGCTTGGACTGTTGGCCGTGGTATGGCTTCTACTGTTTTTGAGCCTGATTCAATGGCTTTTAACATTATGTCTGGCGCACTTGATGCTGCTACTGCTGTTGCTTTGCCTACTATCCCTGGTGCTAAACAAGCAAAAGGTGCGATTCTTGCCGCTAATGAAGTGGGTCGTGGTGGCACATTAGTAAAAGGTGCTGCTGGTGCGATTGAAGCAGTAGGTCGTGGTTCTACTGAAATCAAAGCATCTAAGATTACAGCGCAAGAAGTTGAAGATGCCCGTAAAGGTATTCTTGTTGGTAATCAAGTGGATTATGAATCTGCTAATAAATGGTTTGGTTCTGGGCAGGCGCAACGTGTGATTGACCGTACTGCTACTACTACTGATTTTGCTGGTGTGTGGGATTTGTGGGGTCGAAAGATTGACCCTGAACTTGCGTTAGATATGGCTAAAGAATCTGACCCTGACAAGATTCGTTTGTTGCTTGTTGACAAACTTGGTCAGGCGCAAGGTTTGGCTTCTACTAAAGATTTCCGTGGTGGCAACAAGATTTATTTGTCTTTGGGTAGGCGCGATAAATTTATTCAATCTATGCCGTTGGGCGATAAGGTTTCTAGGGCTTATGCCAAGATGCCTAAACGAAACATCAACTTGTTTCAAGCTGATACCACTTTAGATAAAATTCAAAACATTGACACTTTGGACAGTATGTTGAAGTTGGCAATGGTTGACCCTGTAACACATAGGTCTTTGTTGAACCGTGCTGGTTCGCTTGTTGTTTCTAAAGACCCTAATGCTATTTCTAAATTCACTGATGATTTAGATTTGGTTATGCGTGATGCTGTTGAACGTACTGGTGTCAACCGTGAAATTGTTAATGCTGTATTTGATAACTATAAATCTTTACGTGATGATGCGGCTCGTTTCAATATGGATGACAACTTTGATGTGGCCGATTCGGGTTTGTATCAACGCTTGTACGGTGGGGTTGACCCTAATGCTGGTGATGTTTCTTTTGCTGGCCCCCAGTTAGCATCAGAGTTTGGTAAACACGAGTATTTTATTCCGGATGTACGCCAACTTCGTCGTTTGACAGGTTCAAAAATCAATTGGATTTATACTAAGTCAGGTAAATTAGGCGACCCTAATATTGACCGTCTTCGTGAGGCTGGTCAACTTCGTTTGCCGTTTGTCGCCATATCAGATTTGCAAGAAAAGGTGTGGCGACCAATCATTACGGCAACAGCAGGAAACTTTGTTCGTAACACTATTGATTCGCAAACAATGATTGCATTGTCACATCGACCTGTATCAAGCATTATTCGTCATCCATTTGAATATTTATCTTTGCTTCGCAAAGACATTGGATGGGCAGACATTTATGGTCGTGGCCTTGATGAAGCATCGCTTGCTAATGCCGAGTCAGCCGCGCAAGACGCATACAAGTTTGCCACAACAGAAGCGTTAAATGCTCATTATCAAGACCCTGTAACAAACTTCAGAAAAGCAAGACGACTTGGAACTTTCACCGTTCGTGACCGTACTATTGATTCTGTTGGGGATGTTGCTCGTGGACACGCAGATGAAATAGGCCGTTTGAACGCTGACTGGGCGGCACGTACCATCGCTAATGGTAAAACAACAAAAGACGTTGTAGACCTAATTCGCAATGGCAACCCTGATGCTGTCAAATGGTATGAGGCAATGCGTAAATACTACGCTGATGGTCGTCAAACATACAATCGTGTTACAGGACAATGGCAACGCAAAACCATTGACTTAGCAGACGACACAAACCTGTCGGCAGTCCTTGACGAAACAGCAACACGAGTATCTCGCATTACAGGCAATCATCCTGCATTGATAGAAGCAGTCGGGCAAGGCAAACTTCCATCTCAACTTATTGATTCAGCAAAAATTATTGGTGGCGAACCACAAGTAGGTTCTCGCGTCATCTACAAAGTTGGCAAACGAGGAAAAGCAGAAGGCGAAGTTATAGGAATAAACACTGCTACTGGCGAAATAGAAATCAAACCATTTGCCTTCCGTCAAGGAGAAGCAACAAACGATTTAGATTTTCTTCTGAAAAGTGACGCAGTTTACAAAGACCCTGCAATGCCTAAAAAAGTTGGTGGCGAAGTCATTGACCCCAAAACAAACCAATACGGGCAAATGAAAAAATCAATGGACCGTATGGTTGACCTATTCCACGGCACCCTATACAACCAACCAATCGCCAAACTAGAACGCTCCCCAATCTTCAAACAGTTGTACCACGAATGGATAGACAAACTAGCCGTATCACTAGACAGCAAATCAGTAGATGACATTATCTCTGACATTACAGCCAACGCCACAGCCGCAGGTTTGAAACCAGAACGGTATATGAACGAAAAAATCTGGAACAAACTTTTAGACATTCAATCAGGCAAAATCAAAAACTACGGCACCATCACACGTGAAGAACTAAACGGTTTCGCATCAGGACAAGCACTTGACGAAATGAACAAAATGTTTTACAACGCCGTAGAACGCAGAAACTTCACAGACTCAATGCGTATCATCTCACCGTTCGCCCAACAATGGGCAGAGTTCGCAGGTCGTCTAGGCCGCACAGCTTTCACCCCTGTATCCGGTGGAAAGTTTTACTTGCCTGACGTGAATGTTTTGCGTAAAGGACAACTTGCCGTTCACGGTGCAACCACAGCAGACCCCGACAACAATGGTCGAGGGTTCGTATACAAAGACCCCACATCAGGTCAATGGTCATTTACGTTCCCACTATCAGGTCAACTAACTAAATTGTTGACTGGTGTTGAATCTCCTATCAACGCCCCTATCAAGGGTATTGCTATGGGCTTGGATTATCGCCCAGGTTTAGGGCCGTTCGCAACTATGGCTGCGTCAAGCATTATGCCTGACAGCCCATCATTTGACTTGTATCGAACCGTCTTCTTGCCTTACGGAGAAAAGACAGGTTTGACAGAATCCCTTGCCCCATCGTGGTTCCGTAAAGTTTATGACGGTATGACCAGCAATGAAGGGTCTGCCGTGTTTATGAACACCTATGTTGAAACAATGCAAGCATTGGCTTCTACAGGGGAATACGACACATCTTCAGCTGATGAGCGTGACCGTCTAATGAATGACGCTAAACGCAAAGCAGGGTATCTATCTATCCTTCGAGGCTTGTCACAGTTCACAGGTCCAGCAGCAGGCAGTCTTGACCAAGTAGTGAAAACAGGCGAACTAGATGTTTACGCTTCAGAACTAGCTAAAGCTTTCCAAGAGATGAAAAACCAAGACTACGACACATCCGTAGGAACATTCATTGAAGTCTTCGGCGAAGACGCTTTCAGTTACCTAGCAAACAAAACCAAATCCATAACTGGTGGCCTAGAAGCCTCACAAGAGTTTGGTGTTTTTGAACGAAACAACCGTAGCCTGTTCCGGCAATACAAAGATG